TTTCCGTTTTCATCTTCATATGTACAGTCAAGCGAGCCTGTATCATTTGAAACATGATATTTGCAACTGTAACAGTCCATGTTGCAGTAGTAGTACTTCTGACGAGAACAAATACAGTTACCGTGGTTCTGCTGTGTGCGTCTGTAAGCGTTGATGTCTTTGTAGTAGTTGTCGTGTTCTTCTTTGGTTGTCTCAATCCACTCATTGATTGACTTGATATAGATTTTTGCCATAAAAAATTCCTCCGTTTTCTTTTGAACGGAGGAATTCTGGCTGCAAATGGGCATAGCAAAGCTGACCGCATTCCGGACGGAAACATCTCCGTTCTGATATGCAGCCACCAGCTTGAATGGCAGCCGTGTTATTTACTTGTAATCAACATACACCTTCAAGCCACCATTGATCAGTTGGTGAAGTGGATATTGATAAGCAGTTTAATGTCGTGCTTGGGACAAAAATATAGTTCTTTCTAATAATAATAACGAAAGGTGAAAAAAGAAAAAGCCGACACGCACATCCAGATTTCATCTGAATGCTCGTATCGGCTGAACTCATATTCGGTACAACTCACTTGGAGCAATTATTTATTTTCAATATCTTTTTTTGCTTGAAGCAGTGTATTTACTAAGGTGAATATGGGAACAATCTCATATTCATTCTTTTTCCCTCGTTTTACTGAAATTGCAGGATTTCCTTGATTATCCACGCAAAGTTTTCCCATAGTAATATGAAAGTTTGGTGTTTTTATGTAATCTCCTTCGATCATAAAATCTCTCCTTTTGCTTGTTAATGAATAAGCTGAATAGCTAACTTAATAACCTTAAAATACAGTGGATTTTTATCCACTGTATCGACTGATATTGACTTACAAAATGATTTTCAAATTTTTTAATCTGTTTCTTGCTGCTTCATTTGAAACGTTAAATATTTTGGGCATTTCTTGCAAAAGCAGTTTTTTGTCACCTATACTTCTATATAACAGTAGAACCGCTGATTTTGGCATCAGCAAAGAGCTTGAAAACTGATTTGCTTGCCATTCCAGCCAGTCATTATCTGTTACAAGGTTGCCTTTTTTCATACCGCATAAACTGCTGGTGTGGCATTTTGCGAACAAATTGTCGCTTTTTCCGAGAGACCTGTTTCTTCTGTAATAAGAAGAGTGAAGTACAAAATGACCTGCTTCATGTCCACCGGTAAATCGATAACGATGTTCTTGGCTTTTGTTTTCGACAAGTCTTCTGTCAAAAATTACGGTATTTGCTTTTACACTCAAATATTCAGCACGACCTGCAATTTCGTCATAGATTGGAATTGCGTTTGTGTCATAAAATACTGACATACCCAAATACACCATATTGTGGGATAGGTACTGATAATCGGGCGTAACATGAAGATGCATTTCAAGAAAACCATCGATGTCGATTGCTGTTGGACGTGTTAAGGCTTGTTTTTGGAATTTTTTTAGTTCCATTTCAGCAATATTATCAATCTGGTCTTGACTTAAAATGGGAATATTGTTTTTATCCTTGGCATAATAGGAAGTGTCCATTAAGTGTAGTTCATCCTTTCCTGTTTTTCAGCTCCTCCACAAAACGTAACCATTCTTCTTCGCCAGCATCAAGATCTCGTGCAGTTCTTAAAGCAGCGGCAACATAATCTCTGTCCATAATATATTTAGGAAGGTCAGGAGCCACAGTATTTCGCTGTTTACCTGCCAGATCCAACATTTTATGGTATTCTTCTTCAGATAAAGAAAGAATTTGTTTTAGTATGTCAAGCTTGTCTATGTCAAGAGAATTACGTCTGCCTTTTTCTACATCACTTAAAAAAGGAGCAGATACTCCTAACTTTTCTGCCAGTTGACGCATTGTTATTTTTTGTTGTTCACGTTTTGCTTTGAGAAATTCTCCAAAGCTTTGGTTATTTCTATCATTCACCTTAAATTCACTCATTTCTTTTAAATAACAATCAAATTAAACACATTAAAATTAAATAAAATACAATACAATATAAATCAGATTTATACAATTCGCTTTAAATGAAACACATTTTTACTTTAAACACTAAAATCTATTGAAGAATTTTGCTGTTAGCTTGGTTGCATACAAGCTATGATGCTATTATATCACATGCTGATTCTTTTGTCAATAGGTTTTCTGAAAAATTTTGGAAAATGGAATGCAATGTCGATTTTTTAGAGATCATACAAAGATTCATGTCAAATCACTTGATTATTTTGTGGTATTGTGATATAATAAATTGATAACATATAAAAAACGTGTTCAGATGTTAAAGTTTTGAACATCTGATGTGGTATAATATTTGCAATGGCTTTAAAGCAATAAAATGAGTATAATTTGGTGAGACAAAAATGAAACTAATTGACAATATCAATGAAACGGTAAAAAATGATCTGATAGACAAAGTAAAGAAGGGAAGCAGGATTTCTATTATTGCTTCATGCTTTTCTATGTATGCTTACAAAGAATTGAAAAAGCAACTGGACGGAGTGGAATCCTTTCGATTTATATACACTGAACCCACTTTTGTAACAGAAAAAGAGAACAAAGCAAAAAGGGAATTCTATATCCCGCAATTGAGTAGAGAAAACAGCTTGTATGGTACGGAATTTGAAATTAAACTTCGCAATGAAATGACACAAAAAGCAATCGCAAGAGAATGTGCGGAATGGATCAGAAAAAAAGCACAATTCAAGACAAATATTACAGGCGAAAAAATGGCAGGCTATCTGGCTGTTGATGGAAGGGAACAGCTTGTATATCTTCCGATGAATGGATTTACAACTGTTGATATTGGCTGTGGCAGAGGAGATCATATTTTCAATATGGTGAATCAGTTGGATGCTCCGATGTCTACACAATATATCCGGCTCTTTGATACGATCTGGAATGACAAAAATAAGATGAAAGATATTACAGATGTCATTATTGAAAATATCACCTCCGCCTATCAAGAAAATTCACCAGAATTTATCTATTTTATAACACTCTATCATGTCTTCAGCGAATTTCTCGAAGATGTTTCCGAAGATAATTTGCCGAATGAAGCAACCGGATTTAAAGAGAGCAAAGTCTGGAATTTGCTTTACGATTTTCAGAAAGATGCTGTTCTTGCAATCATCAATAAACTGGAAACATATAACGGTTGTATTTTGGCAGACAGCGTTGGTCTTGGCAAAACATTTACAGCTCTTGCAGTTATAAAATACTATGAGAACAGAAATAAATCTGTTTTGGTATTGTGTCCAAAGAAACTTGCTGAAAACTGGAATACATACAAAGATAACTATGTAAACAATCCGATTGCAAAAGACAGACTCAACTATGATGTCCTTTTCCATACAGATTTAAACAGAAAAGGCGGTTTTTCAAATGGTCTTGATCTTGATAGGATCAACTGGGGCAACTATGACTTAGTGGTGATTGATGAATCGCACAATTTCCGAAATGGTTACGGAACGCATATGAATACACATGAAAACAGGTATTCTGTTCTTATGAAAAAGGTGATTCAGAGCGGAGTTAAAACAAAAGTTCTGATGCTCTCGGCTACACCGGTAAATAATAACTTTTCTGATTTGAGAAATCAGCTTGCAATTGCATATGAAGATGATTCGGAAAACCTAAGTCAAAAATTAAATACAGACAGATCTGTTGAAGAAATATTCCGACAGGCACAGCGTGCATTTAACAACTGGAGCAAGCTGCCTCCTGAGGCAAGAACAACTGACGCATTGCTGCGAACACTGGACTTTGACTTCTTCCAATTGCTTGACAGCGTAACGATCGCACGTTCCAGAAAGCATATCGAAAAATACTACAACACAGCTGAGATCGGAAAATTTCCGGAACGTCTGAAACCAATTTCAGTAAGACCTGCATTGTCGGATTTGCCGTCAGTTGTAAGTTATAAAGATATTTATGAATCGGTGACTTCGCTCAACTTATCGATATACACGCCATCGCTCTTTATTTTCGACAGCAAACGTGAAAAATATATGGGAACTTCTCACAACAAGGGTAATATGACGCAAAGCGGACGTGAACGTGGTGTCAGAAAGTTGATGTCGATCAATCTGCTGAAACGTCTGGAAAGTTCGGTCAATTCGTTTGTGTTAACGCTGTCGAGAATCAAAGAACTGATCGACCACACCATTCAAACAATCGATCATTTTAAGCGAAACGGTTTGACAAAACTGGATATGTACGACGTTTCCGAAAATGATTTTGATATTGACGATACCAACAATGATTTCGTCGTTGGCAAAAAAGTTCAGATCGACCTTGCGGACGTTGATATTAAATCATGGAGGGAAGAACTTGCGGCGGATTCGGAAAATATCGGAATACTGTTGTTTATGCTGAAAGAGGTCACGCCGAAACATGACAAAAAGTTGCAGACCCTGCTTGAGATGATAAACAACAAGATAACAAACCCGATCAATCCGAACAACAAAAAAATCATTATCTTTTCCGCATTCGCAGATACGGCAATGTATCTCTACGACAACATCGCACCGTATGTGCAGGAAAAATTCGGGCTGCATACAGCCGTTGTCAGCGGTACTGTTGAGGGAAAAACCACGCTGAAAAGCGTAAAGGCAAGTTTGAACAATATTCTGACGCTGTTTTCTCCGATTTCCAAAGACAAAGCCGTTCTGATGCCGAACGTCAGAGATGAAATTGATATTTTAATTGCAACGGACTGCATTTCCGAGGGTCAAAACTTGCAGGACTGCGACTATCTGATCAATTATGATATTCACTGGAATCCTGTCCGCATTGTACAGCGTTTCGGACGAGTTGACCGTATCGGCAGCAAAAACAATGTGATACAGCTGGTAAACTTCTGGCCGGATATGGAACTGGACGATTACATCAACCTGAAAAGCAGAGTCGAAACCCGTATGAAAATTACCGTTATGACTTCAACAGGCGATGATGACTTGATTAATGAAGAAGAAAAAGGCGATCTGGAATACCGCCGTGAACAGCTGAAACGTCTGCAAAATGAAGTCGTGGATATTGAAGATATGAATTCGGGCATTTCCATTATGGATTTGGGGCTGAATGAATTCCGCCTTGACCTGATGGATTATGTAAAAAAACACGGAGAACTTGACAAAAAGCCAAAGGGTCTGCACGCTGTTGTGAAGCACACAGACGAACTCCCGAAAGGCGTGATATTTGTTCTGAAAAACAAAAACAACTCCGTCAACATCGACAACAAAAACTGCATTCATCCGTTTTATATGGTTTATGTCAGTGAAGATTATGAAATTGTGTGCGATTATCTGAACCCGAAAAAATTGCTGGACGATTTCCGTTTGCTTTGCAAGGGCAAAACTGAACCGCTGGACGATGTGTGCAGAATATTCAATGAAGAAACTGATGACGGCAGCGATATGTCGGAGGTATCCACATTGCTCAACGAAGCAATCGAATCGATCATTGCAACGAAAGAAGAAAGCGACATCGACAGCCTGTTTTCTTCAGGCGGCACGTCGGCTCTGATGTCGGCAGTATCGGGATTGAATGACTTTGAACTCATCTGTTTTCTGGTTGTAAAGTAAGGGGGTAGGGAAGTGTGATCGATTTACCAAGTACAACACTATTCAATAAAAAAGTAAAAAAAGAACTGTTCTATGAAAAACTGAATATCACGCCTGCGATCAAACAGGCGTTCGTGGAACAGATCAAAGTCATCTTCTGGAAGAATAAAATCGCCCCTGCAACGACCAACCTTGCCGAGGGAAAAAGTGTCAACGAAATTGAATTATTTGAAATAAAACTGAAAACGTCGATGCTGGATGAATCTGTTCTGAAACTGATCGACAAGGAAATTTCGTACCACATTGTATTTCTGCTGAGTTATGAAAAGCAATATCAGCTATGGATTGGATACAAGGAAGAATCGGGAGGAAAATCGGCTTTTCAGGTGAGCAGTTATTACCACACCCCGTGGCAGACAGAAGAAGAGATCAGCCTTGCAATACAGGGCTTGGATATGGACACGGTCTATGAAAACTTTGTTCGACAGATAGCAGGGGACACCCTGAAAGCGGAAAACGGCGAAAGCTTACAGGAATCTGTGGAGCGGGAACAGCAAAGGCAGGCTCTGAAAAAACAGATCGAAAAGCTGACAAAAGCCGTCCGCAGGGAAAAGCAGTTCAACAAACAAATGGAACTGAACAAAGAATTGAAGAAATTGAAAAAACAGCTGGAGGATTTATAATGGATTTTTCTCAAATTGCATCTATTGCAACAGCATGCATAGTTAGTGCAGGTGGTGTAGGTGGTGTAGCTATGGCTGTTGTAAAATTTACATCTAATATTATTGCAGATAAAATATCTGCTAAGTATGAAAACAAATTAGAGCAAGCATTAGAAAAATATAAAACTGAATTAAGCAAGAAAGAATATGTAAGCCAAGTGAGATTTGATGCAGAATTTGAGATATATAGAACATTAAGTAAAGAATTTAGTACTGCGGTTAAAAATATTAGCTTGATGATTCCAGATGGAATTGCATATTCCCCAGCAGATGAAGAAAAAAGGACAGAATATGAGAACAAAATTTATGTAGATGCTAATAATGCTGTTGTTGTGGCACAAGATGTTCTATATGCAAATGGAGCATTTATATCTGAAGAATTATACAATAAATATAATGAGATATTAACGTTGTGCAGTCAACAACTTAATGCATTTCAAAGAAGGTACAATGTATTGTATTTCGCTTCACAAGAGAAAAAAGAGAACTATACAGATAAAGAATATGAGCGAACCACAACAATCAAAGAAAAATGGCTTGAATTGAATAATTGCGTCCGAGAATATATCTCAAAATTAGAGGTCATTGATTAGGAGGAACGATAAATGGACAAACTAAAAATGGAGTCGGTCGACCTGACCGCTCAGAACATAGATAAAATCGGGGCATTGTTCCCGAACTGTATCACCGAAACGGCGGACGAAAACGGAAAGTTGAAAAAGGCTATAAATTTTGAAATGCTGAAACAGATGCTTTCCGATGAAGTCGCTGAGGGCGATGAAGCTTATGAATTTACATGGGTAGGGAAGAAGGCATCAATTGTTGAGGCGAACAAACCTATCCGCAAAACCCTCCGCCCTTGCAAGGAGGAAAGCGTCGACTGGGACAGCACGGAAAATCTCTATATCGAGGGTGACAATCTGGAAGTGCTGAAACTCTTGCAGGAAAGCTACCTTGGCAAAGTCAAAATGATTTATATCGACCCGCCGTATAACACAGGCAACGATTTTATTTATAACGATGATTTTAAGATGACGAGCGAAGCATACGCAGACGAAACCGGCGAACTTGACGAGGACGGCAACCGAATGTTCAAAAACACCGACAGCAACGGGCGTTTCCATTCCGATTGGTGCAGTATGATTTATTCCAGACTGATGCTTGCAAGAAATCTGCTTTCTGAGGATGGGGTTATTTTTATAAGTTTGGATGATAATGAATCTACAAATGCTGTAAAAATTTGTGATGAAATATTTGGCTCATTAAATAGAATTGCATTAATATGCCATAAGTCTCGTGCATCAATATCAAATGATAAAATAATATCGCCTAATCATAATACAATTCTTTTTTATGCAAAAAAGATTGAACTGGTTGAAGCAAATCGCAAAATGATAGGATTAGATCCAGTATTAGATGATTTTAAATATGATGATAATGATGGAAAAGGAGAATATAGATTAGTACCAGTAGATGGTCCAGGTGGAGCAAAGAAAGGTAATCCATTTTATGAATTTCTTGGAATTAAAGGATATTGGAGATTTTCAAAGGAAACAATGCAAAAAAAATATAATGAGGGCTTAGTAGTAAAAAGAGCAAACAGTTTATATCAAAAATATTATAAGTCTGTAGCAGCAACAACAAGAAGAACTGCCACTACATGGTGGGATGACAGTGGATTAATGTCAACTGCTACATCTAAATTAAAAAAACTTATGGGAAATGCAACTTTTGATACACCAAAGCCTTTAGAATTGATAGATAGAATGTTAAAAATGATTACATTTCAAGATAAAAATTCTATTATCCTCGACTTTTTCAGTGGCAGTGCCACCACCGCCCATGCAGTTATGCAATTAAACGCAGAAGACGGCGGAAACAGAAAATTTATTATGGTACAATTGCCTGAAAAAACAGACGAAAAAAGCGAAGCTTTTAAGGCAGGATACAAAAACATTTGCGAAATAGGCAAAGAAAGAATCCGCCGTGCAGGCAAAAAAATCAAGGAAGAAAACCCCAACGCAGAAAGCCTGGATACCGGTTTCCGTGTGTTCAAGCTTGCTGACAGCAATATGACCGATGTTTATTATTCTCCGCTGGAAATCAACCAGCAGATGCTTCTGGAGCAGGAGGAAAACATCAAACCTGACAGAACCGATCTGGACTTGCTGTTTGGCTGCCTGCTCGACTGGGGAATTCCGCTGAATCTGCCATATGTCAGCGAACAGATCGACGGTTTCACCGTGCATACCTACAACGACGGCGACCTTATCGCTTGCTTTGACAAGAATGTTTCAGAAAGCGTTATCAAGGAAATTGCAAAGCGTCAGCCACTGAGAGCCGTGTTCCGTGACAGCAGTTTCGCAGACAGCCCGTCCAAGATCAACGTGGGCGAGATCTTCAAAATGATCGCTCCGGATACAAGAGTGAGGGTGATATAATGGATTCTCTTGATAGAACATTTTTGAATTATGCTTGTGATAATTTAGCAGATACAAATTATGGTTTATCTGGAAGCAATATTGTTAAATTTTCAAATGAATATGCATTAAAGTACAACCGTAAAATTCCTCATGGTGCGTATCCATTTGAAGCTAAAAATAAAAGAACCGCATTATTGGAAAATATGCTTTGTTTTAATGCGGCCGAACAGTTTCAAATTATTAAGGATTTATGTGAGCTTAGTAGCGTATCTGATCGAAAGGAAACAAAACAGGTTCTTTTAAAGCTATATGAGCGTTGTGGTCAATATGCAGATAAAGGTGTTGTTTCTACTCTGAGCTTGCCTCAAAGTAGTGATGATGCATTGCAGACATTATTAAACGATATCGACCATAACATAAAACAAAATACACCAGAACTTGTTCTTGATAGATTACACACATTTTCATGTAAATTTATTAGACAAATATGTTGTGAAAATTGCATATCGGTAAAGGATAATAAAGGCGATTTTTATCCACTACATAGCTTAATTGGAATGCTTGCAAAGAAGTATGCTGAAAATAAATATTTCGAGTCTGATTTTGTTGTCACATCCTTAAAAATGAATATATCTATATTTGAAAAATACAATAGTATACGCAACAATCAGAGTTATGCACATGATAATGATGTACTAAACAAAATGGAAGCTGAATTTGTAGTTAAAACAATTGCTAATTTTTTGTGCTTTATCAACAAAATTGAAGAATCAAGAAAGAAAAGTTTAAGTGTTTCAGAAAATGATGGCTTTTCTGATATTGCTGTGCCATTTTAATAGGAGGTGATATAATGAAACTGCAATTCAAGCATCAAAAATTTCAGGCAGATGCCGCAAAGGCAGTCGTTGACGTTTTCGCAGGACAGCCCTATCTCACACCGTCCTATATGATCGACAGGGGGGCGGATCAATATAAACTCCTGACCGATACCGACGAGGAGTTCACAGGCTGGGCAAATCAGAAAATCGTCCCTGAACTCAGCGATAAAATGATTCTGGAACACTTGCAAAAAATTCAGCGTGCCAATCAGATCAAGCCGTCTGAAAAGCTGGAGGGGCATTTCAACCTGACGATCGAAATGGAAACAGGTGTCGGAAAAACGTATACCTACATCAAGACCATGTACGAGTTGAACAAGGCTTACGGCTGGAGCAAGTTTATCATAATCGTTCCAAGTATTGCCATTCGTGAGGGCGTGTATAAGTCTTTGCAAGTCACACAGGAACATTTTGCGGAGGAATACGGTAAGAAAAT